CCCTCTTTCTTCTGGGGGAGCATCATTAAGTCATCTTTATATGTCGCATCATCTTCAATCATAACCTTACCTTTTTCATTATAAACATATATGATTTCTTCTTTGGCAGTATTTTCTACCAAAGCAATGATTGGATAGCTTATGCCCTTGAATAAAAGTTTCCTATCAAAGGAAATAATCCTTACCTTTCTACCATCACGAGTACATACTGGCTTGCCAGCTTTGGCTGCTTTAAGGTCAAAGGGTCTTAGATTTAATTTCTTTTCTTTCATATTTCTTACAAAAATTATCAATGTTAATTATTCTTTTTTCATGCTAAAGTGTTTTTCATATATATGTAAGTCATGCGCAAAGTGGTAATATGTGCCTATTGGTACACCGAGCTCATCTGCAACTAATTGTTGAAGCTTTGTCCAACAATACTGGTCATTGCAAAAACCATAAACCAAATCATTGCTTCGCATAGTTACGCACATATCAAGAGTTCCTATTTGAGGCTTAATATCAAATCCGACTGATAACGTACAGGGTGTATCATACTTATAGTCATCTTTTTCTTTGCCATCAAATATAGTAAACCAAGCTTGGCGAGTATCTTTATTTTCTCTAAGCTGTTTAATACACTTTTCTAATTGATTATTACGAGTCCATTGCCACCCATAATTAGAATTGACAATATTATTCCCATTATGCATTTTATCCCATATAGGAGCATATTTTTTAATTTCTTCAACGCTTCTATTACATGACATATACCAAGCAAATTCTCGCTCTGCATATCGTTCGCTAAATTTACGCCATTTTGTTGTTATGATGCGTTGCTGAGGATTAAGTAAATAAAAACCAACATTGTAAATAGCTTTTGTTCCAACATTAGTATTTACTCCTTTACTCATGATAAAAGCATATAGGTTTTCAAAAGCCTCGGTAGCATTTTTATAAATCGTGTTCATGCTTCTTCATGTTCATAAGTTAATACTAAAGTTGCTCCATAATCATACCAAAGAAGTTCTTCAAGCTCTTCTATAGTATTGCAATTGTATCTATACATTTCAGCCTCTAAGTCATTAGGACTGTCTATTATTAGTGTATTTTCAGCTATAGTTGTCATATTACTTGACTATTTTATTGGTATTACTGTTATAAACTCTAAATAACAATTCTTCAGCTTCCTCATTCATAGTATCACAAATGCTTATTGCTTCTTCCATAGATAAATCTGTAAGTTCTTCATTATTATCATTTACTGCAATTTCGCCAGTTATAACTCTAACATCAAATGAGTTTGCAGAAGCAAAAGCCTTAGTAGCATCAAGAGCTTGTGTGCAAATACAATACACAGCATCCCGGTATATAAAAGATAAAGTGCTTGTATGTTTTAATATACTTATATAAAACTCTCTTAGCTTCTCAGGTTTAAACCATCCTTGCTCATCCATCCGTCTATATTCAGCAAGCCATCTGCCATAACCATTATTCGCTTTGAATTTGTTAGCATAAACAGCTACAAACCTAAGAAACTGGTCTGTATAAATGACTTGAGGAATTTCTATTGTTTTCTTTTTCGGTTTCATTTGCTGAATTTCTGTTTCAAGTATGAAAAATTCCACATTATAGTTTCATATACTTCTTCAGACTCGCGTATTAGTATTGCTCCACGACATATATCGGTCATATTTATTATGCCTCTATTGCGAAGCTTTACAAATTTGAAAAATTACTCTTTTGTTATTTCTTCTGCTTTCATAAGCTTAAAGTTTATATTCTCGCGCGTTCTAGAGCCCGCTTATTATTCCATTATTATTCAATCATCTATGTACTTAAAGCGCGATATCGCGCGCGAGAATAATGTGAAAATCAATCCTTAGTATGACCCAGTAGACCCGAGTGCTCCATCACCACGCTCAGATGGACGACTGAAAAGCTCTGATTCAGGAACTTCTTCAAGGTCTTCGTACGATACAGGTACGAGAATAAATTGTGCTATTTTCATACCCGGTTTGATAAGCACTTTAGCTCTACCTATATTTATAAGATGTATATGAATTTCACCTTGGTAATCTTCATCTACAATCTTTGCTCCAAGGATAACAATACTCTCAAATGCTTCTGGCTTTGGCGTTCTATTAGCTCCAAGGCAAGCCCATTTAGAAGTTACAACTCCTGATTTATCAGAAGCCATGAGCATATATCCTTCTGGAATTTCCATCTTAATGCCAGACGGTATTAAAATGTCAGTTCCTGGATTTAATATAAAAAAACCTTTATTATCACCAAAATTAGGAACAAAAAAATCAATTCCTGCAGCTTTACCTGTTCCTCTCATTGGAGACTTTACATCTCTTACTTTCGAATATTTCATATTTACTTATGATTTATAGTTAAAATGTGAATAAGATTTTGTATATACTTGTAGTCTTTGACTCTGCCGAGTTTCATTTTGTCTATAAGCGCATATTCTACTTTTTGCACACCTATTATATGATGCTTCGCATGTTTCTTATCTTGCAATGAAAGACTTACTTCCATATCAAGAATAGTATCATAGTCTTGTGTATTGTCTACTATGGCATTGATTTTAATGCCATCTATAAAGAAAGAATAGCATAGGCTTTCATAGTTATCATTCTTAAGACCTGCTAAAAACTGAAGTTCTGAAAGCTTATTTCTCTGTTCTTCTGTCAGGTGAAAGACTTTTATGTCTACATCTTGCGGGGCAAAATTAGACGGAACTCCAAGTAAGGCTAAAGCAACTGTGCCTGTTACCATATACTCGATTTTGTTTGCAGCACAAAACTCATTAAGCTTAAACAATATTTCTGTATTTACGTTCATAACTATTATATTTTAAAAGTTAATACAAATCATCATCTTCAATTGGCTTGTTCACTTTAGGAGCCTTTATGTCTCTTGGTTTACGTTTTAATACCCAAAGAGTATTACGTGAAGCATCAGGGAACATAGGTGCCATGATATTAGCAATAAGGTTTGAATCATAATACTCTTTAAGAGCATCAAACATTTTTTTCTGCCAATCATTCATCAATGGCTTATAGTCTTTGACTGAAGCAAATGTACCAAATTTCTTTACAATATCAAAGTGACATTTCAATATGCCTTCAAGTTCCCAATGGTCAAACTCTTGTACATCAACTCCGCGGCCATCACCTGAATCATAAGTATGATTACCTGCCGCTCCAACTGATGGGTCATAATTCGGAGTTGAAAGATAATAAGTAGCATTGTTATTACCACAGGCCTTAAAGTTCTCAAGAAACTTATGAGCATTTTGTTTGCCTACGTGTTCAAGCACTTCAAACGCGCAAACCTTATCAGCATTAAACTGACTAAAATCCATATAGTTTTTAACAAGGTCTGCTACATAAAAATGAGCCCAAGGCACATTAGCGTATTTCTCAGCCGCTTCTTGAATTGTTTTCTCGCGAATGTCAATACCGATATACTCTTTCTGCTTAAACTTGTTCCTGTATAATACCTCGAGCAAATTAGCAGCTCCACAACCAAAATCAACAATAGATTCACCAATCTTGGCTTCTTTCAGAATATGAGTCCATCGTAAATAATGCGCGAATTGGTCTCTGTGAAATACATGACGTTCAAATGCTTGGTCTGGCCTGAGGTCCGTTGTATTATAAACTTTTGCCATGATTAAAAAATTATTTATTCGTTAAAGTAACTTTTATTCTCTTCCAAATATTCATTCATAGAGCCTATGTAAGCTACTGCATCAAGAAGATTATCTTCTTTGTGGCTATATGCTTCACGTGATAGTTTAAGAGCTATCATAGCTCTATACATACCAGCAGTTGTTATTTGCTGGCCTTTAGGTGACATCAAGTTATAAAGAGCAGCAGCTCTTTCCATTGACTCCTTAAATGGTCCATATTGGCGCTCTTTTTCCTCCGAACGCTCATTCACGATTTGGTCTGCTTTTTTCAAAATATTACTCATTGTTTAAAACTATTTATTATTTTGTCTTTTAAATCTGGATTATCTTCAAGCATTTCTACAAAGAGGTCTGCTGCAACATTTATATTAAACTGCCTCATGTCATCATGTTCTTGAAAATACCTAAGAAAAATTAGTATTTCTTTAAGCATTTCATTATTTTTCTTTTAACAGTTTAAATATTTCATTCATTACAGCATTGATTTTAGTTCTTCTTTTAATTTTTTGGCATCAGTGCCTCTAAATGTTTGAGCATTTGCTAAAAAGTATCTAACAATATCTCCTGCAGTATCATAAAGATATATAGCATTCGGGTCTGAAGTATCAAGCGTTAGCATCGCTTCTAAATAAGGCACTGCACCAAAATATACATTAAGCCATGTTGACTTTATATCTTTTGCTATTTGCTGAAATGTTCTTTTTTTTATTCATATTATTATATTATTTCAAATGTGAATATACTAATTTTTCCGAGAACAAAAAAATTTTTTTCTATATTTCATATTCATTTAATACTTTTTAACTTAGCCAAATTTTAATATACTTTACGTTTATGATTATCTGGTATATATCCGTTTATTACTTTTAACTCATCCATAAACATAACAGAATTATAATGTTTCGGAAATTCTTTTACTATATTAAAACACGCTGTTTTGTCTTTTACTAAACTATTATCATCTGCTGGTTTTACATACCCAAGTTTTACAAATTTATAAAGGTATGCAGTTTCTGAATTTCTACCAGGTTCTTTACCAAGTAGAATTTCTTTTGAACTTACTACTTTACCAACATTGTTGTTAACGAATTTTACCATCTCATTAAACACTGATGGCTTTTTACCATTTCTTCCCATAATTACATAAATTTTTTATATTTATCGATTTTTGCTTTTATACTATCCATTAAAACATTTTGTTTTTTATCTTTAGCTTTAAGTGCTCTGATTACATCTTCATCATGTGTATCTTGTAATATTAAATGGTTTATTACTACACAGTTTTGTTGTCCTTGACGATATAACCTAGCATTAAACTGTTGATATAATTCAAGACTCCATGTTTGTCCAAACCAAACTATTATGTTGCCTCCGGCTTGAAGATTAAGTCCATGACCTGCTGATGCTGGGTGCGCTAACATAACCTGTATTTTACCATTATTCCAGTCCTCAATATCTCTATTGTTTTTAAGTTCTCTCGGGTTGTATTTCTTAAGATATTTTACGATTCTATCTCTATCAAATTGATAGGTCCATGCTACAAGTACAGATTGGCCATTTGCGTCTTCAATTATCTCCTTAAGAGCTTCAAGTTTAATATCATGAATTGGGAATACGTTTCTTTCTTCATCATATATAGCTCCATTTGCAAACTGGAGTAGTTTATTTGAAAGAGCAGCAGCATTAATTACATTTACCTCTATTGGTTTTTCTATAAATGTCGAATTACCATTTTCATCTTTCTGTTCAACTATCTCAGTAGTATTTATTAAATCAAGTACTTTATTCTTCTCAAAATCATCATATTGTTTTTTTATATCTTCAGGCATTCTAAGCTTTATATAATTATCTGTCCTTAACGGCATTTCAAGATAATCATCGGACTTCATGCTTATGCAAATATCCTCTATTTTCTTGTGTATTAAATACTCTGAATTATCCATTAAATTATATGAATATACAACATGACCATTTGTTTGCCCAGGCCGAAAATATCTTTCTCTATATCTGGATATTGTCTTTTCAAGACGTTCGCCTCTATCCATAAGATATATTTGAGACCACAAATCAATAAGTCCATTTGGAGCAGGTGTACCAGTTAACCCTACTAATCTTTTAAGATAAGGCCTTGCTCCACGTAATGCTTTAAAGCGCTCCGATTTGTAAGATTTAAAACTACTAAGTTCATCAATTATAACCATATCAAATGGTAACTTGCCTCCACCATATAAAGCGCATAGCCATGCAATATTATCTCTTGATATAATATAAATATCAGCCTTTGTTTCCATAACAGCTGTTATTCGTTGTTTAGCAGTGCCTATAATCTTAGAAAAACGTAAATGTTTTAAATGGTCCCACTTTTCTGCCTCTTCTTGCCAAACTGACTCAGCTACTCGCTTTGGTGCTATAACTAATACCGAATTAATCTCAAGATAATCAAACATTAAATAGTTTATAGCTGTAAGAGCTGATACGGTTTTGCCCAAACCCATTTCAAGAAATACTCCACAAAATGGGTGAGTAATTATATGTTCAACACAAGCTAATTGGTATTTATGTAAATCTGTTTCTTTCATTTACTTAATACAATATCATCTATAAAGTTCACTACACTTTCTACTGTATCTATTACTTCAACTCTAAAACCCAAAGTTCTAAGCTTATTATGCATATATGTTTGTATGCGCTTGGGCTTTTGTCCAGTTGTTTTTAATTCCACAAAAACTATTTTATGACCTGGAAATAAGCACATTCTATCTGGTAAGCCTATAAGTTGGTCACATAATAGCTTTATGCACATACCGCCATTTATCTTAACAAGCTCAACCAATTTGCGCTCTACAACTTTTTCACTATCTATATGCTTCATATACTACATACTTTATTTCCTTTTTTTTATAGCAGACTATCTTTACGTTTATAATATTTTTGCTTTCCATATAAAGAAAAGTTTTTAGTTGATGATATAGCTTCCCATTCAGGTAATGACCTAAGAATTTCATTAATATCTCTCGTATTATATCTTGACATATCATTTTTTTCTTTTCCAAGACATTCACACCATATTTCAGCAACGCAAACAAAGTCTTTTTGTATTGTACCATTTTTAGATAATGGGTCTTCTAACCAATGCCTTCTGTCATACAAATCCATATTATCCCAATCATCAGGGAATTTAGTGTTAAGATATTCTTCAATAATACCTTTACGCTCATCTACTTCTGAGTGTTTATGTTGCTCAATCTTAGCAATTATATCTTCATCACCAACAAGATATAAAGGCTCTTTTGCTAAATATAACTGATATGCCTCAGCCCATATTTGGTTTACTTCATCTTGTGTAAGGTCATCTACAACTGATTTAGTAGCATATTCTGGTCTTACGTCTATAGGCATAAATCGTCTATTCCCTGTTGGGTCGCGTAAAAAGTCTTTATTATTAGTTGTGCCAAAAAATACACATTGCCTTTTATATGTTTCTACTGTTCTGCCATATGCTGGTCTGAACATGTCTTCTCTTTTTGATATATAATGCTTAATAGATTCTACTTCTGCTTTTTTAAGGCCTGAAAGTTCTGCCATTTCAATTAGCCACGCTCCTTGTATCTGTTCAAATGATTCCTTGCCCTGTACTGTCGTGAATGTATCTGAGAACCAGTCCATACCGAGTTTTTTAACGAATGTACTTTTATACGTTCCTTGGTCTCCGACCAGTATGAGCGCTGTGTCGAATTTAGCACCAGGTTCGAATACTCTTGCCACTGCAGCGACAAGCATTTTTCTAATGGCAGCTCTAGTATATGCGTTGTCATCGGCTCCAAAATAATCAATTAGCAACGTATTAATTCTTTCAACTCTATCCCATTTTTGAGCTTGTATATAATCTCTTACTGGATGAAATTTTTTCTTCTCAAATTCAAGTGCAAGTGCATCATCTACTTTTTGACTTGATACAATACCATAAACACACTCAATGTAGTTACGAACGCCAGAATAATCAACATCTCTAAGAGGCTCTACAGTATCTACTTTACGCCATGGTAATGAACGCGTAACATATCTTTTATTATCAAAAATGTTTAACTTAAATGCATCTTTTAAGAATTGGTCATGCTGAATTATTATATTCAAATTATTAGCAGAATTATCATATTCGCCTTTTGTATTAGCATCAAGTTCTTCTGTCCATGAAGTATCATATTCTTCAGGAACTTCGGCTTTTGCTTCTTCTGCAAACTCGAATTTAGCTTCGGCAAACTTTTCTTCAGCAATATGCTTTTTTGTTGTAGAGTCTTTAGAGGCAAATTCTTCCATTGCTTTAAAGCTCTTTTTATCTTTATCTTCTTTTTCTTTGCCTGTATCTAAATGACCAAATTTATGTATACGGACTAAATCAAATGCATTACATAATCTGCCTCCAGCAGGGTCTGTTCCATGGTGAGAATATGCAAATTTATCATCATAAACTATTAGACCTGCAACTGTAGAGCCATTTATATATGTATATCGTCCTTCTCCAGCCGGTGTATATACATCTGAAAGAAAAGTTTCAATTGCTTCTTGTATAGT